ACTCTATCATTATTGCATAAAAAAAGAGAGATGTCAAGCATCTCTCTTTATGTTGTTAGTTGAAGTTTCTTACATGAACATCAATATAATCACGAACATTTTGTTCAGTAACTGTAGGTTTCTTAGTCTTACCCATAACTGGATTTGCTAGTGCATAAATGGCATCAACAAACTTAGAACTTCCAAGATGGAAAAATGGTTTATTTAATTGACCACTCCTCATTAGTGTATCATTAACCCTGTCTGCAACCTTAACAAGATGCTGCCAAGGTTTCTTATCAATACTTGTACTACCAAGGTATGCATTTTGTAGTTGGTTAGTAAAGAAATCTTCGATATGTTCTAGGATATCAAAATGATGACCTATTCCTTTCATTGCATCATCAATTAATGGGTGCAAACGCTTCTCAAAGTTATAAAATGCTCTGATAAGATAAACAGAGAGTTCTTTCTTAGGTGCTTCTCTTTCCCAATCAAGAGTATTAGAAATAGTCTGAACTATATCACGAAGTTCATCAAGTGTACCATCATTAGTAGCATACTCAATAACTTTAGTTAGTTGTGCTACTTTGGTGCAGCAGAATTGAACATCTTGAATATAAGGAAATGGAAAAGCATATGGTTGCCATGTGAAACCAGGAATAGATTCATAGAATGCTTTGACTCTAAGAGCAGTTGGTTCATCAAGGGCAGCTTGGTGAAGAAGTTTCTCCCACTCCTTAGTATCATTGATACCCTTGACTTCAGAGTAGAATAGTTTAGACTTCAGAATGTCTCTTTCTTGTCTTGTAACTTTTGTTTTAAAAGCAACAAGTCTTAATCGTACTGTACTTGTAGATTCTTCTTCTCTCACTACAGCGATTGCAGCAGTTTGAGCAGTAAGATGTTGTTTTTTAACAATATCACATAAATTTAGTGTCTCATCATAATGAGCAACTGCATACTCTGATTGTCTAAAGTCAACAATATGACCAAATAAATTAAAGTTCTGAACACAGAACTCAGGACGTACTAAACGAATTTGTCCTTGCTTATAGTTGAGTCTATTAATAGGAACATCAACTAAGTAAGTAGCAACATCATCCTCTTGTGATGCTCTGAGTGATAAAAATTGCTCATAAGATAAGCAAGGATTGTCACCACCTATAGGGTAGACAACTCTTGCTCTATCAATATTATTTCTAACTGCTTTAAGTAAATTCTTAAATTTTGGTTCTTTAACCAAATCGGTTGCTAATACTGCTGTTAAGTTATCAGCACCTTTTTTTCCCACAGCAAGTGGGGGTTTGGACGTAGTAGTCATTTTAGTAAATTTGTAAAGTACAATTTGAAAGTTAAAAACCAACTCCGACATACACCAGAGTGGTATGACACTATTTAGTAGTAATAGTATCGCTAATTAAACGATCTTTCAATACTCGTTTCATTAGATTTAAAGATATTTGCTGTGGTCGTTGTTTCCAACCATACCAAGCAGTTTTCTTTCCAACATTATAGGGTGGATTCTCTCCTTTGTCAAGGTATTGTTGAGCAGTACAATCATATACACTATTTTCGTACTGTAACCACCAGTGCTTTTCACCCCGATAGTCTTCTCCACTCATAGGAGTAAGTTTATCACATTCCATCAAATAATACAAGGCTTGTGAAGCATGATAACAATGACCATAATATTTGAGTGTCTTAATATCATCAGGATACATAAGTTTCTTACGACCTTTTAATAGATCTGGTGTAAGATTCTTTTGTATTAAATCCATTACCAACCATATATTATACTCTGAACACCAATATGGTTCAAAAGTAAGAGTTCTAGTCTCAAATATCTCTTTATCTTTATACCTATGTCGTTCTACTTTCTTCATACTTTCTTGAATATTCTATAGTCTTTCTTCTTTAATTTATATTTTCTTACATGATCTTCTACTTCATCAAGTCTCCTGAACCATGCAAGATTTAACTGTGGTTCTTTTCTTCTATCCTCAAATCTAAAGATAAAGGAAGTAACACCATCATTAAGAAACTTAGATCCATCTTTAGTCTTTGAAAATGTAATTCTCTCTTCTTCTTTCTTCTTAATTGGGGTCATTTTTATTATTTAAAAGCTTTTAGGGACTCTATGTGATTTCCATTATAAAACCCCTGACAGAATATGTCAAGGGTTGTTGAATATTTTACTAGAGTTTGACCTATTTAAGGTGGATGTGAATGAATTAGCATGTGATTAGAATAGTTGACTACAAATTAAACTAAACTAAAACCTCCTTACATATACGTTTGCAAATGTGTTGATCGTCTTCACAGTCAATTAGACACTCGTAATATTCCGTGAGTAAATCATCTTG